GTCTTCCTTCTTGGTTTAAACGATGATATAATTCTTAGATGGAGGCAGGGCACCACCACATACCCCCTGTCTCCTTTTAAGGACATTTATGAATTTAGGTTTTGATGCAATTTCACAACTTCCTATATCTCAAGTAGGAGCAGATAATGTAGTAACTATTTCAGTTACAGGTAATAATTTAGTTGCTAACATTGGTAACCCAGATATTTCAGCTGACGCTGTTCAACAAAATATAGATCCAAATCCGTTTACACTTGGTATTGGAACAGTAACAATTGTAGGTACAGCAAATATTGAAGCGCCTAAAACACCACTCGTTTTAGGAACAGGCACTGTTACAGTTGCTGGTAATGCTGATATAGAGGCATCTGGAAACAACTTGATTATACGTAGTGGATCTGTTAGTATCGTTGGAAACGTAGTGCAAGAAGCACCTGCTAACGCTATGACTTTAAGAACAGGCGAAGTAGGAGTTATTACTTGGAATGAAATTGTACCAGGAGCAACAATGGTTTGGACACCAATTAAACCGTACGGATAATATATGGCATCAACATTTTCAACAGATCTAGCATTAGAATTAGTAGCAACCGGTGAAAAAGCTGGTCTATGGGGATCTATTACTAATACTAACTTACAAATATTACAACAATCAACTACAGGTGTAGTGGATGTAGCAATGACAGCTAGCTCTGATAAAACTTTACTTTTATCAGATGGTGCAACATCTGATGGTAAAAATCTTTATTTAAAACTTACTGGCACTATGACTGGTAATGTTAATCTTATCATACCTGCATCAACAACTGGTGGTACAGCTACTAGAGTTTATGTAGTGCAAGATGCAACAGACAGAACTACAACAAATAAATACACATTAGGTATTAAAACAGCTGGATCATCAAATCCAATCGCTGTTCCTGTTGGAGCAACAATGTTAATACATTCTGATGGGACAGACGCAAGATTAGATATTTTACAAAAAGGTAATTTTGCAATTACATCATCTTCTATTACAGCTTACACAGCAGTAGCCGGAGATAATTTATTAATAGATACACAAGCAGCTCAAGTTACAATTACATTACCAGCCTCACCAGCTATGGGTGATGAAGTTAGTTTTATGGATGTATCTCCAAGTGGAGGTTTTGGTACTAACAAAGTAACTATAAATAGAAACAGTCAACCAATTAGAGGTGCTGCATCTAATTTAGAATTAGTTGCTAATAATCAATCGATTAAATTAAGATACACTAACGCAACCAAAGGTTGGCAATACGTATACAACGTAACATCATAGGAGTAACAAATGCTTACGAAAATTAAGTTTGCTCCTGGAATTGATAAACAAGATACATCAGTCGGAGCAGAAGGTCGTTGGGTAGATTCAGACAACGTAAGATTTAGATATGGCCTACCAGAAAAAGTAGGTGGTTGGCAATCTCTTTTAACAGATACAATTGTAGGTGTCGCTAGAAAACAACATGCTTTTGTTGATACCGATGGTAATAGATATGTAGCTTTAGGTACAGACAAATTTTTACTTTTATATTTTGAAGGACAATTATTTGATATAACTCCTCTTGCAACTGCAATCACAGGTGCAACTTTTACTTTTAATGGAACAACAACTGTAACTTTAACAACATCAACAGATCATGGAATCGATGTAGGAGATATTATTAGATTAAGTTCTACAACTTTACCTGGTGGTACTACAGGTGTAACAACAGCAACTTTTAATGATATAAACTTTCAAGTCCTGTCAGTTCCAACTTCTACAACTTTAACCATACAAGCAGCAACTGCTGGATCAGCATCTAGTGGTGGATCTGTAACTATTACTCCATATGAAGTAGTAGGTCCTGCTGCTCAATCTTATGGTTATGGTTTTGGTATTGGAAACTACGGCGGAACAATTACTGGTGTTGCACAAACAACTTTAAATGGAGCATTACTTGCAGATACTGCTGGTACCGGTGGATCGGGGACCGCGGTTACTGTAGTTTCTACAACTGGTTTTGATGCTGCGGGCACTATCTTAGTTGATAGTGAGTTAATTACATACACATCAAAAAGTTCTACACAATTTTTAGGTATTACTAGAGGTGCTAATGGAACAGCAACTGCTGGTACATCAAATGGACAAGCACATAGTGATGGTGCTGTAACTCAAAATGCAACTAATTTTACAGGTTTTGGTAGTGCAGTGCAGGCATCGACTGTAACTCTTGAACCAGGACTTTGGTCATTAAGTAATTTTGGTGAAGTGTTGGTTGCAACGATTGCTAATGGTAAAACATTTACTTGGAATGCAGGAGCTGCAAACCCAACAGGTAATAGAGCTGCAACAAATACATCAGGATTTGAAACAACTAACAATCCAACTGCAACTAGAGTTACACTTATATCACCAACAACACGTCACTTAATTCATTTTGGAACAGAGGTAACAATAGGTACACCAACAACTCAAGATGATATGCTTATAAGATTCTCTGTTGATGAAGATATAAATAATTATACACCTGAAGCAACTAATACTGCAGGCACACAAAGATTACAAGATGGCACAAAAATTATGGGTGCATTAGTTGCAAAAGAAAATATTCTTGTATGGACTGATAATGCATTGTATGCAATGAAATTTGTTGGAGCTCCATTTACATTTGGCTTTGAACAAGTTGGTACTAACTGTGGATTGATTGGTAAGAACGCAGCTATTGAAATCGATGGTGTTGCCTATTGGATGGGTAATAATGGTTTCTTTTCTTTTGATGGTACGGTTAACACATTACCATGCAGTGTTGAAGATTATATTTATGATGATATTGATACTACAAAAGGACAACAAATTTGTGCAGGCATAAATAATCTATTTACAGAGGTAATTTGGTGGTACCCAACAGCTAATGCTACTTTTAATGATAGATATGTAGTTTATAATTATGGACAAGATAATGCACGATTACCTATGGGTAATTGGTACACAGGCACAAATACAAATTCTATTAGAACCACTTGGATTGATTCATTAGTATATCCTAAACCATATGCAACTGCATATAATAGTACAGCTACTGGAACATTTCCTGTTATTCAAGGTGAAACGGGTTTAGGACAAACAGTATTTTTTGAACATGAAATAGGAACTGATCAAGTAAATCCAGATGGTAGTACAACAGCTTTAACTTCTTTTGTAGAATCATTTAGTTTTTCATTACAAAAAGATCAAAGTGAAATATTTTTAGCTATGCGTAGATTTTTACCAAACTTTAAAGTATTAACAGGTAACAACCAAGTTACTATATCTGTAAAAGATTTTCCTGCAGATCCAAGTGCAGCAACTACATTAAGTCCTTTTACGATTACATCTAGTACAACTAAAGTTGACACAAGAGCCAGAGGACGTTATGCAAATATTAAAATAGAAAATACCGGGGCCGGCGAATCGTGGAGATTCGGTACATTTCAAGTAGACCTACAACCAGATGGAAGGAGAGGATAATGGCAAAGATAGTAGTAAGATTACCTGAACCTAAAGAAGAATATAGTGAAGATAACCAAAGACAAATAAACAGAGCGTTAACAACTTTAATAGAACAATTAAACTCTACATACTTAACACAACAAAAAGAGGACCAAGAACGATTTACTTGGTTAGGATTAGGCTAATGGCAAATATATATAAAAACGAAAAAACAAGTTTAACAAATACAGATTTAACAACACTCTATACAGTGCCATCCAACTCAAGAGCCATTGTAAAATCTTTGTTAGTAGCAGAAGATGCTGCAGGCTCGGCTGTAATTAAAGTTACTTTAGTCGATGCTAGTTCTAATATTTTTGTAGTAGATAACCAGGTTAGTTTATCTGCTAATGAAAAAGAACAAGTATTAACAGAACCATTAATTATGAAAGAGAGTGAAGCATTAAAAGTACAAGCAAGTAGTGGTGCATCAGATGTAATTGCATCTATACTAGAAATAAATAGGGAGGACAGATAATGCCATTTGTAGAGCAAGAAGAGGGTTACGAAGAAAAAACAATAGATGGTAAAACAGTCAAAGTATACAAACCACGAGTAGAGGTAACTATAAAACACCTTAAAACAGGCAGAGAATACTTGTCTGATAAAGAAGCAGAAGATGATGTAAACAGCCCAGTTACGGATACCACACAAGAAGACATATCAAGGAATGTTAATGTAGTCGTAGGGCCATCAGTTTTTGGTAATAAAACTAACTTATAGGATCGTTGACGATTGAACAAAAACCAAGTAAATTAATAAACCATGGGATTTTTATCAAAATTAAATAGAAAACGTAAAAAAGTACAGAAAAAGATTACTAAGCCGGTTGCAAGGTTTTTAGGAAAGGTAATACCAAATGAGATTAAACCTTTCTTACCTTATGCGGCTGCGTTTACTCCATTTATGTTGCCTGCGAGTTTTGGTATTGGTAGTTTAAGTCCAATGGTGAGTAGAGCTCTAGTATCAGGTGGTGCAAATGTACTTTCACAATTAGCACAAGAAGGCAATGAAGGAGAAATTTCTGGATTATCTGCATTGTTAGCGGCAGGCACAGGTGCGTTATCAGCACCAGGTGCAGGAGATACGTTAAGAGGTGGAATAGCAAAAACTACTGGAAGAGAAGCAGGTATAATGGCTCAATCAGGAGTTACACCAACAGGTGGAATAGGTGAAGGTTTTTTACAAAGTGCAGAAAATATTGGTAGAGAAGCACTAGCTGGAAGTGCTGATTTTTTAAGTGTGAAACCAGGAAGCGGAGGCATAGGAGATATCTTGAGACCAGGTGGAACAAAAATTGGTTTTAATATGCCAACGGCAAAAGCACTTTCTGTTCCATTTACACAAGGAACAACGGATCTTGCTATGTCTACAGCTAGAAAAGCTTTAAAAGACTATGAAGATGAATTAGCAGAATATGAAAGAATGACAGGAGAGGCACAAACGGCCTCTGATGATGCTAGAAGATCAGCGATTATCGCAGCAATGACGGCAGGACAACACTCACAGGACGTTATTGATGAAACATTAGCATTGTTAGGACTAAAAGATGGAGGTGTTGTAAAAATGAAA